AGGAGGCAGTCGAGGCTAAAGCGATGCCCGGGCGCCATGCAGAATTCAAGATCAAGCGACTGAATCGCCCAGCAGCCGGCGCAACGGCCTGGGTGAACCTGCAGAAGTGGGCACGCTGCAACGGTGCGGTGGATCTCGAATGGCTGCGCGGCAAGCCGTGCGTGATGACGCTCGACCTCGCATCCACCACAGACTTGGCCGTAGTGCGGCTCACTTGGCGCGCGGATGGCATGTATTACACCTGGGGCAGACGCTACGTTCCCGAATCGGCCGTGAAGCAGCGCACGGAGCGCGGCACGGTTCCGTATGCGGCGTGGGTGCAGGCTGGTCTGATCGTCCAGACCGAGGGTGACGTCACCGACTACGCGGTCATCGAGAAGGACATTGTCGATCTGGCTGACAGGTTCACGCCAACGGAGATCGCTTTCGACCCGTGGAACGCGACCGACCTGGTGAATCGCCTGAGCGAGCGCGGCCTGCCGATGGTGGAATTCATCCAGGGCACGAAAAGCTATCACCCGGCCATGCAGGAACTTGAGCGTGCCTACATCGCGGGAAAGCTGCGGCACGGTGGCGACCCGGTGCTGACCTGGTGCGCATCGAACATCGTTGCGCGGACCGATCCGAACCTGAATACCGCGCCGGACCGCAAGCGCTCGGCGGAAAAGATCGACGATATGTGCGCGCTTCTGATGGGGGTCGGCCGGCTGATTGCGGCAGATGATGACACGAACACGATGCCTGACGATTACCAACTTCTGAGTGTATGAGCAAATCCGTTTACAACTTCGCGATGCTGACCGGTACCAGCCTGATCGGCGGCGGCGTAGCCATGGTTAGCGTCCCAGCGGCGCTGGTGACCGTGGGTGCGCTCGTCATCGGGCTGACGCTGGCAGGCGCATACCTCAGTGGACGGGCGCGCTGATGTTCCTTACCAATGTCAGGGCGGATGCCGGTGATCGATCGCCTTGGGGCGAATTCTGGTTTTCCCCGGTCCCGTTCAACGGCAATTCGGCACATGTGACGCCTGATATGGCGCTGCAGCTGGCTGCCGTGTATGCGTGCGTCCGGGTGCTAACGGATACCGTGTCGATGCTGCCGTTCACGCTTTACCGGCAGAATGCGGACGGCGGCAAGACGCCGATCAAGAATCACTGGCTGTACCGCCTATTCGCGCGGCGCCCGAACGACTTTCAGAATCCGATGGAATTCCGGGAGATGATGCAAGGGCACCTCACGCTGCGCGGCAACGCCTTTGCTCAGATCTACGACACGCCTCGCGGCGAGGTGACGGACCTGATCCCGATCCATCCCGACAGGGTGACCATAGAGATGCTGTCGGATGCGAACTGGCGTTACCGCATCCGCAATCTCGATGGGACCGAGACAATTCTGAGCCGGCAGCAGATGTTCCACATCAAGGGCCTGTCGCCGAACGGCATCATCGGCTACAACCCAATCCAGCTCGCGCGCAAGGCGGTGGCCACGGGGCTCGCGGCGCAGGATTACGGCGTGCGTTTCTTCGAGAACGACGCGCGTCCGGGCGGATGGATCGAGCATCCGACCCAGTTCAAGAGCGATGAACAGCGCCGACAGTGGCGCGAGCAGTGGCAGGAGCAGCAGTCCGGCCGGAACAAGCACAAGACCGCCGTGCTCGAATACGGCTTGAAATACCACGAGCTCACCGTCAGCAATGACGATGCGCAGTTCATCGAGACGAAAAAGCTGACGCGCTCCGAGATAGCGACGATGTTCCGCATCCCGCCGCACATGATTGGCGACCTGGAAAAGGCAACCTTCTCCAATATCGAGCAGCAGAGCATCGACTTTGTCACGCATGCCCTGACGCCATGGCTGGTGCGCTGGGAAGAGGCGATCCGTTTCAATTTCATGGATCCGGAAGACGACTCGCTGAATGTCGGATTCCCGGTGATCTCTCTTCTGCGCGGGGACTCCGCGGCGCGCGCAACCTACATCAACCAGGGTGTCATGAACGGCACGCTGACCCGTAACGAGGGGCGTCTGATGGAGGATCGCAACCCGATCGCAGGCCTGGACGAGCCGCTTCGGCCGCTCAATATGGTCGAGGAAAGCGACGCCGAAGGGGCTGAAGACGCGAATGCCGGCGCGCCGTCGACGTCCGACCAGCCGAGTCGCATCGGAAGCCCGCCCGACGACGCTGATGCTCGACTCGTGGCCATGGCTTCGGCCGCAGCCGAGCGCATCGCGCGCAAGGAGGCGGAGATGGTCGCGAAAGTCGTCCGAGGCGGTGCAGATCTCGATGCGGCGCTGCATGCTGCCTATGAGAAGCACGCGCCGTTCGTCTGCGCGGCGCTCGGCGTGTCTCAGGCCGCCGCGGAAGCGTACTGCGCTGAGCAGAAATCGGCCTTGCGCCCCGGCATGGCCGTTGAGGAATTCACCGAAATCGCTCGCTGCAGGCTCGAGCGACTTGCTATCAAAGGAAGCGTATGAAACGTCACCTGATTTTGGCCGAGCTGGCCAGCACGCCTTGGGCGATGGCGCCGGAGTATCTGACGTCGTTCTCCGCGGTTCTTCACCGCTGGGCGGCCGGCGCGCCTGCCACGCCGGGAGTCATGGCGGACGTCCAGGCGGCGCAGGCCGCGCGCGCCGCGCGCCGGCAGTCGAACGCCAATATTGGCGGCGGCATCGCGGTCCTGCCGCTGTACGGCGTGCTCACGCAGCGCGCTTCGCTGGTGGACGACATATCCGGTTCGGGCGGCACCAGCACCCAGCGCTTCAGCCAAGCCTTCCGCGATGCGATGGACGACGACGCGGTGTCCGGGATCATCCTCGACATCGACTCCCCTGGCGGCTCCGTGTTCGGCACCGCGGAACTGGCCTCCGAGATCATGGATGCCCGCGGCAAAAAGCCTGTCTTCGGCTTCGTCAACAGCCTGTGCGCCTCGGCCGCCTACTGGATCGGCTCGGCCTGCGCGGAGCTGTACATCACGCAGGGCGGCCAGGCCGGATCCATCGGTGTCTACATGGAACACGTCGACATCTCCAAGGCGATGGAGATGAGCGGCCTGAAGAGCGAATACATCCAGGCCGGCAAGTTCAAGACCGAGGGCAATCCGTACGGCCCACTCACCGACGAGGCGCGCGGCTTCATGCAAAGCCAGATCGACGCCTATTACAAGGCATTCACCTCCGCGGTTGCGAAGGGCCGCGGCGTGCCGGTCGCAACAGTGCGTGACGGCATGGGGCAGGGCCGCTGCCTGATGGCGGCCGATGCAGTGTCGGAAAAGATGGTGGACGGCATCGATACCATGGATGGCGTGATCGCCCGGATGTCGAAGGCGATACGCGGCGGCCCCGGCGCGCGCGCCGATGTTCTCGCGCCGGAGATCGGCGCCGACAGCCAAGCCGCACAGCCATCCGCAGAAGTTGCCCAGCCGGCCGACCCCACGCCACAGGCGGATTCCGCGGCGCGTCGGGCTGCTCGCCGGCGTGCGCTCGAAATCGCAAGCCTTTGATGGCCAACTTCCCCTGCGCTCTGTTCGGGCATCGGTTCTTCGACCTGCCGGTACCGCCAGAAAGTGTTCCCCGCGGCTATATCCCCTGGCGTGGCATGTCGCGAAAGTGCGCGCGGTGCGGCGTTATCAAGAGCGTAACCCTCCCGGATGCGCCTCCGATGCCAAGGGGGAAGCCGGCTCGCGAATGGTCGGACTGTAATTGAATTTGGGCCGCGCACGGCCCGCCACTGTTGCTCCTAAGAGTCTTCAGTGACCCAGCCCCACGGCTGAAATGTGCGATCCAAGCAGTTATTTCCTGCCCGCCTCGAGCGGGCGTTTCCATTTTTAGGAGCAACAGATGAAGAACGTTTTGGTACTCAAACAGCGCAAGGCCGCTGCGATCGCCGCCGCCAAAGCCATCAACGACGTCGCCGCCGGCGCTGACCGCGACCTGACCGCCGAGGAGCAGGCGCAGTACGACCAGCACATGGCCGAGGCCGCCAGCCTGCAGGCCCGCATCGATCGCGAAGAGCAGCTGGCCGCGTCCGACGTCTCCGCACCGGTCAATGCTGCCGCCAATCAGCACATCACCGTCGAGGAGAATGTCCTGAAGGATCCCAAGCGCGGCTTTGCCTCCGCCGGCGAATTCTTCAAGGTGGTTCGCCAAGCCGCCAATGCGCAGAGCATGGGCCACGCGGTGGACAAGCGCCTGGTGATCGGTGCGGCCGCCCCTGGCGTGTACGGTAACGAGGGCGTCGGCGCGGACGGCGGCTTCGCCGTGCCGCCGCAGTTCTCGACCGAGATCTGGCGCATGTCGCTGGGCGAGGGCTCGCTGATACCATTCACCGCGAACACCGAGGTCAGCGGCAACAGCATGGTGTTCCCGAAGGATGAGAGCACGCCGTGGGGCGGCTCCGGCGTGCAGGCCTACTGGAAGGGCGAAGGCTCTGCGGGTAACGCTTCGAAACCGCAGCTCGGCGCGGAAATGATGCGCCTCAAAGAGCTGATGGTGCTCGTGCCGATGACCAACGAGCTGCTGGAAGACGCCCCGGCGCTGGGCAGCTACATCACCCCGCTGGCCAGCGACCGCATCATGTGGAAGGCCAACGAGGCGATCCTGTTCGGCGCTGGCGGCGCACAGCCGCTCGGCTGCCTGAACGGCAATGCGCTGGTGGTGGTCGCGAAGGATTCGGGGCAGGCCGCCAACACCCTGACCCAATCCAACATCTCCAAGATGCGCAGCCGCCTGAAGACCGGCGAGCTGAAGAACGCCGTCTGGATCGGCAATCCGGACATCCTGCCGGCGCTGGAGGGTCTGACCGTCGGCCAGATCCCGATCTTCCTGCCGCCCAGCACCGGCATCCGCGAAAGCTACGACGGCACCCTGAACGGCCGCCCGCTGCTCCTGTCGGAGCACGCAGGCGCGTTCAGCTCGCAGTCCGACCTGTCGCTGGTGGCGCTGTCGGGCTATCGCACCATCACCAAGGCCGGCGGCATCGAGACCGCAACCTCCATGCACCTGTACTTCGACGCGAACGCCACCGCGTTCCGCTTCATCTTCCGCATGGACGGCACGCCGATGATCCAGGCGCCGATCACCCCGCCGCAGGGCAAGAGCAGCAATACCCGCAGCTACTTCGTCACCCTGGGCGCTCGCTGATCGGGCATCTGAACAATCCGCCGGCGCGCTGATGCCGGCGGATCACCCCTTTCCAATAGGAGCAATGCAAGATGAATTCGAACGTCAAACTCTCCGAGCAGCTGGCAATCCTGGCCACTCTCGATCCGGCCAGCGTCGCCGCCGGCACTGTGGCCACCGGCTGGGTGCCGATGGCGAACGTCCAAAGCCTGATGGCGCTGATCCAGACCGGCGTGCTCGGTACCGGTGCGACCGTCGACGCGAAGCTGCGCCAGGCGACCGACGCGTCCGGTACCGGCGCGAAGGACATCGCCGGCAAGGCGATCGCTCAGATCGTCAAAGCGTCCGGCGACAACGTGCAGGCGCTGCTCGAGTGCCGTGCGGACGACCTCGACACGAACAACGGCTTCGGTTTCGTTGCGCTTTCGGTCACCGTCGCCAATGCCGCGTCGATCCTGGGTGCCGCTCTTGTGGGCGGCAACGCTCGCTTCGAACCGGCCTCTGCCTTCAACCAGGCCGCCGTCAAGCAGGTCGTCTAACGCAACCATGGAACGCCCGGTAACGCCGGGCGTCTTTCCGCATGTCCGAACTCTGCCTGATACCGCCGGCCGGCGAGCCGATCCACGTCGAGGAGGTAAAACTCGACCGAAGGATCATCGATAGCGCCGACGATGGCCGCATCCGCTCGCTGGTCGCGGCCGCGCGCCAGCATGCTGAGATGCAGACACGCCTGCAGCTGTTGCATGCGCGTTGGCAGCTGACGCTGGACGCGTTTCCGATGTATGGCTGCCTCGCGCCGTTCGCGCGGCCGTCGAAGATCCCCGAGCACGCGATCATCCTTCCACACTCGCCGCTGGTGAAGGTGGTTTCGATCCAGTATCTGGACATGTCGGGCGCGCTGCAGACAATGGACCCAGCCGATTATGTGGTTAAGGCAAGCAATACGCCGGCACTGATCACGCCGCAGTTCGGCAAGATCTGGCCAATTGCGTTGCCGGAGATTGGCGCGGTCACGGTCACCTATGACGCGGGATATGCGTCGCCCTTCACAGTCAACACCACCAATGGCCAGATCACGGTCAACGGCCCGGTGACGTGGAATGTCGGCGACCGCGTGCAGTTCTACGGCTCAGGCGGGGAAGGCTACAAGCTTCCCGCGCCGCTCGACCAGGATGCGAGCTACCTGATCGCCTCCGCGCCGGGGAATGGCGTCTATACGCTGTCTGACCAGGCGGGGAATGCGATCGCGTTCACCGACGCGGGGCAGGGAACTGGCCGCGCTTTTATCGGCGTGGTCCCGGATGGCATCCGCTCGTGGATGCTGTTGCGCGTCGGCGCCATGTATGAAAACCGCGAGGAAGTCGCTGTCGGCCAGCGGGTCGTCGTGCTGGACCTGCCCTATGTTGACGGCTTGCTCGACCCGTTTCGCACGAGTCTGCCATGAGAGCAGGCGACCTGCGGCACCGTGTGACGTTCCAACAGCGCGCGACCGGCGACGATGCGCGCGACGGCGCGCAGCTCACGACCTGGGTGGATGTGCTGGCCAGCGTGCCGGTCGCGATCTCGCCGCTGAATGGCCGCGAACTGATGGCCGCGAAGGCGGTGCAGTCCGAAGTCTCGCATCAGATCGACCTGCGCTATCACCCGCTGCTGGCCAATCCGAAGGAGGTCGCGGCGATGCGCATCGTGTTCGGCACACGCGTCTTCAACATCCATAGCGCCACCACGATTGACGAACGCCGGCGTGAGATGCGGATTCTTGCGGAAGAGGGCCTCAATGACGGTTGAGATCGAAGTTCAGGGCCTCAAGGAGCTGCAGGACCGTCTTTTGAGGCTGCCGGAAAAGATCGGCGACAAGGCGCTTTCCGCCTGCCTCGGCTCCGCGGCATTGGTCATCCAGAAGGAAGCGCAGGGGCGCGTCATCAACGCCGCGAAGGGCTATTACCTCTACCCGGGAAAGAAACATGGCGGCCAGCTCGTCGGCGCCGGCTGGTTGCGCGGGCAGATCGTCAAAAA